ATGAGGCAGCGGCTTCCGTAGGCAAAGAACGATCTGAGCTATGGAGCTTGTATTTTCGCCGCAAAGATTGCGTAGGCAAGTTGCAGCCCGCCAGCGCCCTGACGGTCCACAAGTCCCAAGGCAGCACGTTCCGGCATGTGTTCCTGCACTGGAGCATTGATGGCTGGGGGTCGGCGCCTACCGCACAGCAGAATCAACTTGCTTACGTTGGCATCACCAGGGCCGCCGAAAGCCTGCACGTGGTGGCAGACCGATGACCATCCACGCCTTGCGCGCCAATGGCCACCGAGACACGGCGATCCTTGATCTGCTGCACCTGAAGGAGCTGCATGAATTGCCGGTGCGGTTGCGGGTTGGTTACTTGCAAGAATTGTGGCAATGCAGCCAGCCGCAGGTGAGTCGGCGCATGGCTGCAGTCGGTGAGTTGGGCTGCTGCTGCGTCGAGAATTTCTGGGGCCGATACCGGCTGTCCGTTGAGGTGAAACAGACCAAGCGTCAGCGGTGGGCAGCACTGCAACAGCAATGGCGGGAGGCGCAGCCATGAACCTCCGTCCCTACCAGCAACAGCTGATCACCGACATCCGACTGCAATACCAACTCGGCAGGCGCACAGTTCTTGCAGTGCTACCAACCGGCGGCGGCAAGACCGTGTGTTTCAGCCACATCGCCCAAGCCGCCGCACGCAAAGGCAACCGCGTCTGCATCCTGGTGCATAGGGCTGAGCTGCTGGACCAGGCCGGCCGCAGCCTCACGGCTATGGGCGTCAGTCATGGCCGGATTGCAGCAGGCCGCAGCATGGACCTAAGCCATGCGGTGCAGGTTGCCTCAGTCCAGACGCTTGCCCGCAGGCTGCACAAGCTGCCTCGGGACTTCTTTCAGCTGCTGGTCGTCGATGAGGCTCACCACACCAATGCCAATCAGTGGCGAGTCACGATCGAGCACTTCCGATCCGCGCACCTGCTGGGGGTTACTGCGACCCCATGTCGTGGAGATAGCCGTGGACTTGGCGAGTGGTATCAGGCGATGGTGGAGGGTCCATCGGCTGCATGGCTGACGGATCATGGCTTCCTGGCACGTGCGCGGGTGCTGGCACCGCCAGGATTCGACACCGCCGGGATCCGCAAGCGGATGGGTGACTTTGACGCCAAGGAGGCCGAGCAACGTGTGGGCACGATCATGGGCGATTGCCTGAGCCACTACCGCAAGCACCTGCACGGCCAGACGGCGATTGCGTTCTGCTGCTCAGTGGCTCATGCCGAGGCCGTGGCGAGGCTGTTCATGGGTGCTGGCATCCCAGCCGCCAGCATCGACGGCAGCATGGATGGCGCCACAAGGCGCGACCTATTGCAGGCGCTCGGCACTGGTCGGATCAAGGTGCTCACCAGCTGCGCCCTGATCGGTGAAGGCGTTGACGGTCCCTCGGTCGGGGGCTGCATCCTGCTGCGGCCAACCCAGAGCGTGAGCCTTCACTTGCAGATGATCGGTCGATGCCTGCGGCCATCACCAGGCAAGGCGGCGGTCATCCTTGACCATGTTGGCAACACGTTACGACTCGGGCACCACCTGGAGCCACGGGAATGGACGTTGGAGGGAATCGCCAAGCGCGATCGCGATAAGGCGCCCAGCGTGAAGGTCTGCCCGCAGTGCTTCGCCGCAATGGCCAGCCAGGTACGACAATGCCTTGAGTGCGGTCATCAATTTGCGCCGGAGGTGCGGGAGCTGCAGCAGGTGGAGGGCGAGTTGGTGGAGCTTGCTGCCCGTGAGCGCAAGCGCGAGCAAGGCACCGCCCAAACCCTCGACGACCTCCGCCAGCTGGCGCAGCAGCGGGGCTACAAGCGCGGCTGGGCTGAGCGGGTGTACCAGGCTAGACTGGCTAAGCGTTACGGGATGTAACTGGCAAGGGTTGACCATGGCGCATAGGGTGGTACGATTTGGGGACAGGAGGCGAGAGCTTCCACCCCAACCCGAGAACCATGATTCGTCCTCAATACTTTGTCCGCGTCAACGGTATCGCCGCTAGCGCCGACATGACTCAAGATCGCGCAATGAAAGCAGCCGATCGCGCTCATGCCGCCCGCCCCGATGCCGTGATCAGCATGGTTCAGGTTCATCCTGAAACTCGTCAAGCCTTCGGCGAGTTTGTTCTTTATTGCGGCGCCTGATGCTTCGACTGCTTGACACATTCTCAGGAATTGGCGGGTTTTCGCTTGCCGCCCGCTGGCTTGGCGGATACGAGACTGTTCAATTTGTTGAGTGTGAACCGTTCTGCCGTAGAGTCTTAAGACAGCACTGGCCAAACGTTCCAATATCAAATGACATTTGCACCTTTAAGCCAAAAAAACATAGCGCAGATGTCATTGCAGGAGGATTTCCCTGTCAAGACATTAGCTTTGCAGGAAAACAAAAAGGAATCAATCAAGGCACGCGGTCGGGCTTGTTCCACGAGCTTCTTAGGGTTATTCGCGCTGTTGAGCCCAAATACGTTGTCTTGGAGAATGTTGCGGCAATTAGATCAAATGGAATCGAAACAGTCCTCAGCGAGCTGGCCCAAGCAGGGTATGATGCGGAATGGGCGTGCATACGCGCTTCCGATGTTGGAGCCATTCATAAACGCGACCGTTGGTGGCTTGTTGCCTACTCCATCAGCAACAGAAGCAAACGGGACTTGCAGCAAGAGGTTCCCTGGCAGTCCGCATTACAAAGGGTCGAGAGTGTCAGAGGCTTTGCGGACTTGCGAAACGGACCCGCTCTTAGCACACCCCGTCTTCTGCGAGGAACTGATGGGCTACCCAACAAACTGGACAGATTGCACGCAATCGGAAACTCAGTTGTCCCTCATGTAGCCATGATTCCATTAGCCCGAGTTTTGGATTTGGAGCTTCAATCCGAATCGTCTTTAGACATCCTTGGCGAGATGCTTGAGTGCAGGCATGTCTGAACAGCAGATCCAGCAACACATCCGCCTAGCCTGCAGCACCGGCGCTACCAGGCTGTTCCGCAATAACACCGGCACGCTCAGAGACCAGCATGGCCGTCCGGTGAGCTTCGGCCTATGCAAGGGCAGCGCCGACCTGATCGGCTGGACGACGCGCACGATCACACCGGACATGGTGGGCCAGCAGGTGGCGGTGTTCACCTCTATAGAGGTCAAGACTGCTACCGGCAGGCTCCGTCCCGAGCAGCGGCAATGGTTGGACGCCGTACAGGCCGCTGGCGGCATTGCTGGTGTCGCCAGGAGCGTGGAGGATGCGCAGGGGTTGACCATGGCGGCAGGGGGTGGTATTGTTTGAGCAAGCCGGACGACCCGGCACCCCACACCGAGAGACATGACCACCACGACCATCGCCTTGATCCTTGCCCTGCTGCTGCTGCCGATCATCATCCTACTATGGGCCACCGAGAGCACTGAGCAGCGCGTCAAGCGCCTGCGCAACTACGGCTGGAGCCAGCGCCGGATCGCCGAGCACATGGGCCTGTCGCGTTACAGAGTGCGACTGCTGACGGTTGCCAGCGGTTGCTGATGGTGTAGGATCAGGGAACAGGAGGCGAGAGCTTCCACCCCACACCGAGAGCCATGACCCTTCAAACCGTGCTTCAGCTCAAAACCGCCGAGAAGGCTGCCAAGGATGCTTTTTGGGCAGCCGCTGGTCCCGCTGGCAGCAAAATGACTGCCAAGCAAATCAAACTGCAAGGCGCCATGATTGCCGCCACCAAGGCACGTCAAGCCGCAATGACTGCTTACGCCGCCACTCTTTAACCCCCACGCGGCCCGCCGGAGCCGCGCCCAATCCGGCATCCATCCCACCTCTAGCGCCATGAAACGCTTCCTTAAAAACACCGTAATGCTTGCCGCGCTGTCGATTGCCGGCTTCTGGTGTCTCACCAGTGCCCTCGACGACATGACGCACGCTGACTGCAACGCTGGCATCAAAGCCGCCTGTGATTCCCTGAAATGAACGACTCCGACATCTATTGGACCTTCGAGACCGCCATCCAATACGGCGGTGGATTCTTCCAACAGCTGGGCATGGCCGGGCTGAAGGCCGATCCCGGTAACAAGCGTCGCATCCTTGCGGCGTTCCCGGAGATGGTCGCCACCTACGGCACCGCCAGCCGTTTGCATCGCCAGCTGCGTGATGGTGTAACGGCATGACCAGCAATGCCGACTACCACGCCGATCCGGCCATCGGCGCCAGCCACCTGCACGCCGTCGCCGCCAGCCCCTACCACTACTGGAGCCGGTTCCTCAATCCCGATCGTCCGCCGTCGGTGCAGACCGCAGCGATGAAACTGGGCAGCCTGGTGCATTGCGCCGTGCTGGAACCTGACGAGCTGGCCAATCGCTACGGCATCTGCTTGCCGCGCAACACCAAGGCCGGAAAAGAAATGGCCGCCGAGATGGAGGCCAGCGGCATCGAAGCCGTGACCGCCTCCGACATGGAGCAGGCGATGGCCATGGCTGGCGCGGTGCGGCAGCACCCATACGCCGCAGCGCTGCTGTCCAGCGGCAAGGCTGAGCAGAGCTTCTGGTTCGATGATGCGCAGTCCGGACTGCGGTGCAAGTGCCGCCCGGATTGGCTTGATCGCTCGACGGTGGTTGACCTCAAGACCACCACGGACGCCAGTCCAGCTTTTGCGCGATCCGTCGCATCCTTCCGCTACCATGTTCAAGCCAGCCACTACCTGGCAGGCACCTTCGCAGAGCGGTTCCTCTTCATTGCAGTGGAGAAGACCTATCCGTTTTGCGTCGCGGTCTATGAGCTTGACGCGGAGGCGATGAAGGCAGGCGAGACGCTACGGCGCCAGAACCTGCAAACCATTGCCGACTGCCGCGCCATTGATGAATGGCCTGGCTACAGCACCACCTGCGAAACACTGCGGCTGCCTAGTTGGGCATTGGCCACTCAATCCACAATCACGTCTGATGAGTTTTAACTATGGACTTTACCCCCAGTCAGATTGCCATCATTGAAAAAATTGTTGACTCTAAGTTGGCTGAAATACAGTCACAAAATATCTCGATTAAATCTTTTCACTCTATCCCAGAAATTAGAAACATAATAAAAAAAAATCTTGAGAACTTAATGACTGACCTGCGCGACGATGAGTTTGATATTCAAGTTTTCAGGTTTGTTCTGAAGCGATACATGGCACTACGTCCTGACGATTTTGAAGTCGTTGCTGATAGGCAAATGAGATGGGAACGGCAAGTCTCAGCTGCAATAAGGCCTGAATCATGGGGTAGCGGCTGCCCTTTTGCGCATGCCTCTAAAGCTGGAAGGTTTAAGTTTGTTTCTAATTTTATCACTTCATCCTTATTTGACTGATGGCCACCTCATCACTAGCGCTCTGGACACCAGAGCAGACCCAACTGATCAGCACCACAATCGCGCCAGGCTGCAGCGTTGACGAGCTGCGCCTGTTTGCCTATGCCTGCCAGCGAACGGGATTGGATCCGTTTTCAAAGCAGATCTACGCCATCAAGCGTGGCGGCAAGATGACCATTCAGGCCGGCATCGACGGCCTGCGCAGCATCGCCGAGCGCACCGGCCAACTGGACGGCTCGGAGACGTACTGGTGCGGCGAGGATGGCCAATGGGCTGATGTATGGCTCAGCAGCAAGCCACCTGCTGCGGCCAAGACGATCATCCACCGCAAAGGCGCCAGCCATCCATTTGTCGGTGTGGCGCGGTTTGCTGACTACAACGCCGGTCAAGGCCTATGGTCGAAGATGCCTGCTGCGATGATCGCCAAATGCAGCGAGGCCCTCGCGCTACGCAAGGCATTCCCTGCTGACCTCTCAGGCGTCTACAGCACCGATGAGATGGAGCAGGCCATTGAGCCTGTCACAGTGACCGCCGCCACCGCAGCACCGGCACTGCCTGCCAAAGCTGGCGATGCGAAAGTGTTTGCAGCTGGTAAAGCTGCGATCGCCAAGGCTGACAGCCTGACCAAACTGGAGGAAGTCACAGCACGAATGGAGGCTCGCAAGGATGACCTGAGTGATGAGCAGTACCAACAACTGCTAGCGCTTGCCTGCGAGCGTGAAGACAAGCTGACAGCACCAGTCGCGGAGGCCGATCCGTTTGACGATTGAGCCGTACCTGACCAATGATCAACTGGCTAAGCGTTGGGGAATGAAGCCTTCATCAATCAAAAACCAACGCGCCCGCGGCATTGGCCCTGCGTATTACACGATGCCTCGCGTCGGGTTCCCATCTCGGACCCCACGCGTCCGGTATCCGCTTTCACAAGTCCTGGCCTTTGAAGAGGCCAACAACATCACTCCCATCTCATGAGTCTCTACGCATCCGGCATCGTTCGCATCATCACTGATCCGCAGCTCCGCGCATTTGATAGCGGCACCATGGTCTGCAATTTTGCAGGCGGCATCCAGGAAGGCAAGGACAAGCAAGGCAACTGGATCAACAATGCCATCGACATCGAGGCATGGGGCAAGTCGGCTGAGGTGATCACCGACAAATGCAGCAAAGGCGACTCGATCATGGTGACCGGCAGCATCCGCCGCCAGGAGTGGAACGACAAGGAAACCGGCGCCAAGCGCAGCAAGCACATCCTCAGCGTGCAGCGGTTTGAGTTCCTGCCCCGCGGCGCTGCCCCTGCTGAAGAGGCTGCTTTCTGATGGATCTTGAAGCCACCTTCAAACAGTGGTGGGAGGCGTCTTACGGGCGCCCTCCCGGCACCCATGCCGTGATGACCCATGCGGCCTTCGCTCAATACATCTTTGACAACCATGAACGACCCAGTGAACCATCCTGCCCACTACACGCAGGGAAAGATTGAGTGCATCGAAGCTATCCGTGCAGCGCTGACCCCGGAGGAGTTCCGGGGCTTCTGCAAGGGCAACGCGTTGAAGTACATCTGGCGCGAGCAGCACAAGGGTGGTGCCGAATCACTGCTCAAAGCGCAGTGGTACATGGAAAAGCTGCTGATTTCGGAGATCAGCCATGACTGACATTGAACGCGCTGTTCAGTGGCTGAGGGACAACGGCAACCCATCATGGGCCTCCGAGATGGAAAGGCAACTGGTGCCTTCCGCGCCGGACGCCAATGGCATCACCGCCGCACCAACTATCGATCAGGTCTGCGAGTGGCAGGACAAGGCGCTCAAGTCCGGTGACTTTCATCGGTTCTTTGCAACCTTGGCGTTTCGTGGCGGGATTCTGCATTGCATCAACATCAAGAAGGAGGCTGACAATGGCAACATCTAGGCAATGGGTAAGTCTTGAGAATCGTCGATTGAGCGGCAATGACCTAGTCTGTGCCGTTTTTGAACTCCGCACCAGGGTCGAGGCGCTGGAGGGCAAGTACGAGACGCAGCGCCTGGCCACGTTGGAATGGGGCAAGGACGTGGACAATGTGAAGCGCTGGAATGATCAGCACCTGCGGCGGATCATGGCGTTGGAGGATGCGCAGCAGAAGATCCGCTCTGCGCCTGAATCGCCACTGGTTGAGCGCGTCGCTGATGCAATCGCAGCACAGGCCACCTCTGCTGGCATCGTCAACGACCGTCCAGCCCGCGCCGCGATCCGTGAGGTGGCGGCGTGGCTGCGTGAGCAGCATGACGGCGACTTGGTTGCAGCGACCGTGCTTGAGCGGGAGGCTGAGTGATGACTCATCCCATCACCCCACCGCCTGAGCTGGTGCAGCAGTGGATTGGCGATTACTACGGCTGTCCTGTAAGCGGCGAGCTTGCTGGTGTTGAAACTGCTATTGCCACCCGCGCTGCCCAATGGGGCGCCGATCAGGAGCTGGAGGCGTGCTGTAAGTGGTTACAGCATGACTACCCCAACATTGGTGCAAACGCACTTTGCGCTGCCCGTCGTCCCAAGCCTCCGACTCTGAACAGCATTGCTCTGCAGATGCTGGGCACCATCGAGCGTGACGCTCACTACCTACCTGAGATCACCGACACCATCCGCAAAGCACTGGAGCAACTTGATGACTGACTTTCGTGCGCTGTGCGCTGAGCTGCTGCAAGAGCTGGAACACGCCTCGGCCTGGGACTACCAGCAAGTTTTGAAGGATCAAGCCCGCGCCGCCCTGTCCCAGCCCGAGCCGGAGCCGGTGGCGCCGACTGATGAGGAGATCATGGAGCTGATGCCCCAGCAAATGCGTGATGACTTAGCCTACGCAGCTCGCGCCATGGCCGGCTTTGACCGAGCTACCGTTGCAGCGACCGGCGCCATGCGCATCATCCTCAACCGCCATGCCGTAGACCACGCACGCGCCGTCCTCGCCCGCTGGGGCCGCCCTGCCATCGAGCCCGAGCCGGAGGCTCACAATGGCTGACTTCAGATCCTGCGTCGCTAGCGTGCGCCTGTCTGCACGCGATCGAGCGACTGCACTCAGGCTTGGCAACGGCAACATCAGCCAGGGCGTGCGCTTTGCGCTGCGGTTTGCTGCTGATGAACGCGCCAGTGTTGCGCCGTTATCCGAGATCCTGCG